CGGCTCTGATTTGTGAGTTTTTGAATGTTTGCAGTTGTCGCAACTTCTTACATCCCATTCGATTGGCACCAATTCGAATGAATAATCAAACAATAGTGAGCGTGCGTCCTCGTTCGACTTATATACAGTGATGATTAAATCATTTACTGTGATCCCTAGCGCAACGCAAATTTTTTTTATAGAATCTTCCTTGGGGTTTCTTTTGCCACGTTCCCACTGGCTAATCATAGCCGCCGATACGCCTAGTTTAATTCCTAATTCTTGCTGATTTATTTTTTTCATTTTCCTGAATTTCTTTATGTAATCACCTATCAGATAATCCATCTAAAACCTCCTAATCACCTTCGCCTTATCGCATAAAGCAGTTCACAATATTTAATTGCCGTTAGAGTTGCTACTGGGTCGGTTGAGAACCAGCGGTTTTTAGCCATGATTGCTCGAATCTCAAGCGTGACACAATATAAATTTTCTAGATCGCAATTGTGTCTATTTTGATCTAGAAATATAATCACATGACCGTCCGGTATGCCGCCATTGGCACTTCTCCAAACAATGAAGTGCTTCTTTTCCCAGTTTCTGCTTTTGTATTTTCCTAATCTAGGATCTTCGTTATCGTTGTTAACTTTGACCCAAGTGTATTTTTCGAAAGTTTCATCGCCAATATTAAATCTACTTCGCTTAGGCCTTACCCATCCGTTTCTGTTGGTTCTGCACTTTTTGGCCCCAAACAATCTAAGGCAATGCGTCTTTAGCGCACATAAACTTAGGCCCACATTAAATTTTTCATTGAAAATAATAACTAAATCTTCGCTTGCAGTGGTCAACCATTTAATTTGCAGGTATTCGTTTTCTTCAGCAGTGTATTTATGATAACTTCCCACAACCACACCTACTTGATCATTTCGCTGATCGCACTTTCTTTAACTTTGCCTTCAGACATTAATTTTTCACCACGTAACACGACATCGGCATTATTAATCATCTGTTTTGCCAGCTTCGCGATCATGTCGGAGGTCTGGTTCTCTTTGTTGCGTTCCTCTGGCGACATGGCCATATCACTTGCGATCCGTACTCGTTCACCCAAAATTTGCTGCAATTCTAATAATTTCACTTTTCAAAACCTCCTATAATTCCCTCTATCTCCAACACAAAACATCCTTTTCCGGTAGTTCTGCTTGTACCCATAGTTTTTCACATTGCTTTTCATCCGGTATTCAGCCTGGTAGATTTTCTTTTCATCTGGCGGTGAATAATAATCGAAGCTCTTGAGACTTATTTCTTTTATTGATTCAATTTCTGGACGCAAAGCTTTAGCCACTGCTTCACATGATCTGGCTATTTCTTCGAGCCTTTCCTGAATTCCAGATCCACCTTTTTCTACTGCTTTGCACATTTCTGAAATCGCCAATCCAACTCTGAAACCGGACCACCCAATACCTACCACATGCACTCGATACCATACTTCAATCATTCACTTCACACCTCAATTTTTCGGATCATTTCAGCAATCGCCATAAGCCCGAATTCCTTATCTGTCTCCCGACTCATTCCAACAAACATCCTGACCAACTTATCCTTGTAAATCTCAGCGTCCGTTTTGACATGCTGCTCAAACCGTTTTTCATAGCACGCCGAACACCAAACACCCGCATTGTTATTAATCGCCTGATTTGCATCGTCGGGCTTAAAATATGCATGTTCCGGACATAGACTTTTACCACATCCATGGCATTTCTGGTTGATTGGTGCTGATTTCGTTTTAACGGTTCGGATCGCTCGGTGAGATTTAATCATCTCTTCCCCTCCCGATACTTCCGCCCATACCATCCCCAAACCGAACCGGTGGCAAATGCCAGGATAATGGCCATTACTTCAAACGGCATTTTCGCACCTTCACTTTCTATGCTTCCACCCAGGGCATTGCATATTATAGTTTTCTCGTTGTATTATGCTCAAATCCCACGATTCACTATCGGCATCTTCGCTCTTTGAATCGCAGCACGGCCCGGGTGGTTCATTACCATACTCATTATCATCCGGATAATCCCATCCCGTTAAATGTTTGCAGCTGAAGCAATTTTTCAATTCTGGGTTTTTCTTGCAACTATGCCTGTCAGGCGTTCTAAAATCCTTTCCACAATGTTCACAATGATACCTGGTTACTGCTTTCATTGCTTGCATGATTTCCCCTCCTGGCACTCCTTTGGCTTATAAAACACCAATTTATCCCGCTCCACACTTTCCAGCTCCAACCGCACGTCCAGCGGCTTGCATAGGTTCCCGATTCGTTCCGGGCATTTATAGCAATTCATGATTCCTCCATTTTCTTTAGCCCAGCAAACTCATTTGCTGATCCATATAATTTTCTTCGATGTACTTTTCTGCAAATTTTATACAATCCAGTTGCCGCTTAAACGTTTTTGATAAACAAACCGGCATTGGCATTATTTTCACCACCCCTTCACGATCATTTGCGCCAAACAATAAACCATCGTAGAAATATGCATTGTATAGATATCCGATCGGTCCAATTTGATACCGCTTGCCTTTTAAAAATCGTTGTACCAGCAAATTGGGGCTTATTGATTTTTTCAACTTAATCCACTGATCGGTTGATTGCAACTGATACCCCCGCCCATCTTCAAATTCTATCTGATGTACCTGGTAGCGCTTGTTGTTATGAATCAAGTATGGTTCCATGCCTGATTCGTGTTTGAATTTTACTTTTCCCATAAGATGCTCCTTTGCTCCTATGAAGCCATGGTTTTTTCGACTTCCACAACATTGGCCATCACCAGTTCTCGGGCAAATACCGGCGGTACCGCGTTCCCGCACCGTTTTACCTGTTCGGTTTTGGTTATCTTCTTACCATCCGAATCATAATCAATAATGTAATCTGGCGGAAAACCATTTGCGGTGAATAACTCCCGGGGATCCAGCATCCGCATCCCAATATCAATTATTTGATATTCAGTTCCATGGACGGTCACCAATCCAAACCGGTCATGGCTTACCACCGTTCCGCACGGCTCCCTAAGATCCTGGCCGATCCCCTGACCGTAATATTTTATGAGAAAAGCTCTGACTTCTCCCATGTGACCAGGCCCACCAACAATTGTATTTATTGGGTCTTTGGCATCAGTTCCAATTGAGTTATTATTCATCTGGATAATATGCGATGATATTAACGCATATCTCGGACTTCCATCGATCGTCATGATTGGATCATTTATCTTTTGCCCTCTGACCTCATGGCTTAATGTTTCCGAGTGGTACTGGATCAGCATTGAAGTTCGATCTTTAATAAAAAACGGATCAGGGTTATCTATAATAAATTTCTTTATCCCCCTTGCGATCCGCTCCATGGTCTTATCAGCAAGCGGCCGAACTGTGTGCAGTCCATGTTTTTCTTTTATATTTTCCTTTGTATCAAATATCGATGGACAGGGCTTTGAAAAATCTAGAACATCCGAAACGGGAGTATATGGTTTCAAAATACCCATTGCGACTTCTTTGCTATTCCTGGGTCCGTGGCTTTTCTCTGGCCACGATATCGGCAACCCATCGCACCGAGAAACCATAAAGAACCTTTTTCGCTTGGTGGGTGCTCCATAATCAGCTGATATCAATTCTCGGAATTCCACCTGGTACCCGATTATTTTCAGCTGCTCCACGAAACTGTTAAAAGTCTCGCCGGTTTTATTTTTATCTGGCTGGTTATCATCACCTAACGGTCCCCAGGTTTTAAATTCTTCCACATTTTCCAAAATTATCACCGTTGGCCGAACTTGCATGGCCCATTTGACCGCCACCCATGCTAGCCCCCGGATGTTTTTATCCTTCGGTTTACCACCCTTGGCCTTGCTAAAATGAGTACAATCAGGGGAAAACCATGCCAGATCCACCGGCTGCCCTTTACAAGCTTTAATTGGGTCTACATCCCACACTGATTCGCAATAATGTTTCGTATGTGGATGGTTTACTTTGTGCATTGCAATTGCCCCGGGATCGTGATTGATTGCAATATCAACCGGTCGCCCCATGGCTTGCTCAATTCCCTCGGAGGCTCCACCGCCTCCTGCAAAGTTGTCAATTATTAATCCCATATACCACCACTCATTGCTTTCCCTTCCCGCAAACAAACAGGCAAAAATATATATCCCCATCATAATTCCAGCATCCGTCACAAATCAAATTCATCCCTGCCCCATACTTTCCCGCATCGTCCCGCTTTGGGCTAATCGTTCGGTAGCCCCGCGCTGGCCATAACTTCCGTATTCTTTCCGGGCGACACTGTTATACTCGGCAATGCTTACCGCCGGCCCTTTGACTTTAGCTCCCCACCCAAACCGTTTGGCGTCAGTCTCCCTTGCTGCCGAACTTGGCCCTGGGTATTTTTTCCACGATACTCGCGTTTCAATTGCGTTTTCTTTTAAACACTTTGCAGAACAAACTTTTACTTTTGAATTTCTCGGCAAAAATTTTTCCCCGCACTTACAACATGTCGCATATTGATAAAACTGCTCAAAATCTTCCCCAAACGCTTTAACAAGCTTGCTTATCGTCTTGTTTCCAACGCGCTTGCAATTAACCATGCGACTAATAATCGTCGGATCAAGTCCGGCAGTCCTTGCCAGTTCAGAAAAAGTCGCATTCCGTTCTTCAGCGATCTCGATTATTTTCTCTGATAATGTCATTTTTCATCCCTCCTATAAATTTCTATGACGTTTAACGCCTCTTTAAAGAGTTTTTCCAGCTGATCCATATTCCCGGTCAAAACTCCGTTGTTCTTCGTCGTAATGGCCATTGAGTCCTCAAATATTATATATCTCGCGATACCCTCGAACTCTTTCGATTCGATTGGTAGCCCTTCGGCTCTGTCGTTGTTATAAAATTTCTTGTTGTGGATCTTTCGTAAGTTCTTGATCATTGTCCACCTCCACGATCTCCACCAGTACCCCGGGCTCTTTTTTGTTCACCTCAAAGTGATCCTCAAACCCAGTGATATTCTTCCAGCCGTCGTTTTCCAGAACGCCAAGCTTTACCAGAGCATCCTGGATAAACTTCTTGGCAAATGCGATATTGTCAAGATCCCGTTTTTGATTTTCCTCGATCCAGGTATATTTGATATGAACTGGGTTCTTGATCTCAAGTCCTCTAAGCTTATTCATCACACAATATGCGACGTATTGATCGGTTTCATCTTTAAGCTTTGCACCATTTTGGCGGTGGGTCCGGTTGGCTCTGGTATACTCATTCAGGCCGGGTAATCTCCCCGGGATGAAGAATGTGTAAATGCCGTTGCTGAAGCTACTCATTTTTCTCACCCAGATACTCTCTCAACTGGCTTTCAGTGACATAATATTCATGTCCCATATAATGACGCGGATATGTTTTTATTTTTCCAGTTCTCAGATACTTTTGAACTGTCGCAACGCTAACGCCTAAGATCTTTGATAGATGCTTTGTCCTGAAAGCTTTTTCGCCCATCATGGTTGTGCTCATGCATTCCGCATTTTCTAAATCAATCATCCCGCAATTCCTCCTTCAAGTAAAAATCCGTACACATCAGCACCTCGGCGTTTATGCCCACTCCATGGCACATACCGCCGTTTTCAGTGTGGTTTTCGCAGTTGTGGCAGTTAATTTCGCTTGTATGAGTGTTGATTAGAGTCATAGTGTTCTTTCCTCCAACTTTCCGACGTATCTTTTCCGCAATATAGGCAATAGCTTAGCTCCAAATTTGCGCCCTTGCTGTTTTCCCAGCCATTAATAAAAAATACAGTGTCAGCAACATCGATCATTGCAAAGCAAATTTTCATGTAATCGCTCGGTTTCATCCCTTCCGGCAATGATGCTGGGTTTAAAACAATGTGCCCTCCTTTTTCAAATCGTTCTTGAGCTTTTCGGAAGTCTTCTTGATAATTTTCGTTTCCTGATATTTTCCCGGCTATGTATACTTTCACTTTTCGCCCTCCATCTCAATCTTGATCATTTTGCACCATCCCATCCCCACGAAATTAAGTTAAATACTTCTTCTTTTACTATTTCTTCGATTTCTGCTTCGCTGGCTCCATCTTCCACTTCGACTTCTCCCTTTTCAGTGAATGTAGGTGTCTCCAGCCACCATTCTATTTTTGTTTTTTTCATTGTTTATCCCTCCCACAATATTTTCTGTCCACAGTTCGAACAATAGCTGTCAATTTCATTTAATTCCCACCCACATTCGTAGCATTTGCCATTATCCTGTTCTTTCGGTATCGCTTTATCCAATGCTTCCAGCGCAGTGGCAACAGCGATTTTAAATTCCGGATGACTGTACGGCGTGGAGAATCTTTCTAGGGATTCTTTAGCTTGTTTAGAACCTATTTGATTATTCATTTTCTTTCTCCTTTTCCCCATAAACCACAATCTTCGGGCACAGCGGGTTTAAATCGTCCGGGTCCAGTTTGCAGTGTAGTCCGTCGCTTTTTGTTATTTTTTGATCGCATTTTTCGCATTCGTAGTTAAAGCCATCGATCATGCTCCAATCCCCTCACTCAACGCCAATATCTTGTTTTTCACTTCCTCGGGCAGCGCCAGGTATTCCCGGTCTTGTTCTTTCCGGCTTCTGAAGGCTCTCATGAAGTTCGACTGCACCACGCTATTCACCGTTCCAGCATCCATACCCGACCAGCTTCTCAGCATTTCCGGTGACCCAACTGATCTTTGAATGATTTCAGGAAGTTTTTTAAATTCAGCCTCTGCGTGCCAGGCCGAATTCTTGATTGCTTTGAATGCCAGCTCCCAGGCTTCCATTTCAGTCATTTCCGGTGGCGTGGTGTTTTTTATGAGTTGATCCATGACGACGCCTGGCGAGGGTGGAAAGTCAGATTTTCGGGTCGCTATAATAGCCCCGACTGCATTCTCGACATCTGAATATTTCCAGTCTTTGAATGTTTTCGCCCATAATTTCACGGTAACTATCAAATCCGGCTCCGTAACTTTTTGATATCCTGCCGGGTATGCAGCTTTTAGAATCGCCAGAATGTTATTTGCTTCTTTACTCGTCATCAAATACTCCTTCCATTGCCATTTTTAAAAATGGGTTATTGGTAACTTCCTGTTGCTTACTCGTTTTATTGTCATAATTACCTTCCATGATTTTCACGAAGTTCTCAGGCTTCATCACCCAGTCAAACCCTGCTTTCCACTCCTTGATCCTGCCACAAAGAAAATCGCTGGCCTCAGCTTTGTGAAATACTTCAACGATCTTTTCCATGCCATAATCTTTAAGCCGTAATGTGATATTTTTCTTTCGTGTCGCTGTTAGGCTTTTTACTTTAGGCATACTGGGAACAACGGCATTAAATAGGTCAACAACGTCCTGAATTTTATCCATTTTTTTTACAGGATCGCTTGACGTATCGTCATACGATTCGTTACACGATTCGTGGGGCGTATCGGTATACGATTCTCCATTCTCATTCTCATTATCATTATCATTTATATTAGAAATAGAAAGATTTTGTTCGATGACTTTTAAGACCGTAATGTTTAGATTTTCATAACTTCTGATATGCTCAAAAACTTTTCCGATCAAATCTTTATTTTTAATTTCACCAATTTCCCGAACCAATAAATCCTCAACAGGCTTTCCGCCCTTCATGATTGAATACCTCAAATAATTGAGAATGGCGATTTCATTTGTTTCTTCGGAGATAATGATCACTTTGTATTTATCCTGGAATCTTTCCAGCATTACCGAAACTGCTTCAACGCTATAACCCATCTCAAAGGCCATGATCCGCTTGTTAAATTTATAAATTCCCAATTGTGATGAATGGGGGTTCGTCATCAGATAAAGCATAAAATATCGATCTTCCGGGCTGAATTCGTCGACAACCTTGTCGTCAGTCCAGAAGCCGGTATCAACGATTCGTTTTATTGCCATTTCATTAAGCTACCCTTACGGGGCCTTACGACCCCGCCCTTCCGCTGGATTTAGAATACTGGTCTTTCTATATATAAATTTATAAAAAGCGATTAAAAAGGTATATCGTCATCATCTGCCATCAGGTGGAAGTCTTCATCCAAGCCAATAGCTGACATATTCGTGTTATCGCTAGATTGCTGGGTGTTGGTGTTATTGCCGCCGTCCTTCTTGCTGCTTAAAAATGTGATCTCATCCGCAACAACCTCCGTCACATACCGGCGCTGGCCGTCCTGGGCATCATAGCTCCTGACTTGCAATCTCCCGGATGCTCCGATCTGACTACCTTTCGATAAATACTGACCGGCAAATTCTGCCTGCTTCCCCCACACTACGATTGGCACAAAGTCCGCTTCTTTCTGACCGTCTTTGTTTTTGAAGCGGCGGTCGACTGCGAGGGTGAAGCTGGCCACTGATTTACCGGATGTGGTGTTTTTGATGTCGGGGTCCCTGGTTAGACGGCCGACGAGGATCACGCGATTCATGCCGTTCTCCTTTTCTTTTCATCATGACGCTTATGCGCATGGTATGACATATGTTCACTTTTTGTCATCAATTCCAGGTTTTCTTTCCGATTATCAGATCGTTTTTCATTTTTGTGATGAACACACTCGTTATCGAGTAAATGTCTTCCAATGATTGCTTCCATTACTAAAATATGTTCCATGATGTATCCTTCCGCACTACTTTTCGGGTGATCTATGAAATAAACATAAATGTACCCATCACTTCTGACTTTCTTGTGACCGATCCCACCAACTTTATGGCCTTCAGATATCTTTAATTTTGTTTCTTCTGACAGCACTTTCCCGCGGTGTAGATCGCCTATTCGTTTGCAATTTTCAAGCGATAATTTATGCCCCTTCATTGTGAATGTTTCTTTGTGATCACGCGATTCGATACCGTACTTTTTCATATAATTAAAAACTGTTGTTACCGAAACATCCAGTTCCTTGGCTATTTTATGCATTGGTTTTTGTTCCGTTACATAAAGCTTTTGTAGATCTTCCTTAGTTACTTTATTGATAGTGATTTCCTTCTTTCTTTAGCATACTTCTACTTCAACACCAGTCACTTCCTGCACCCGCCGTTTAAACTCATCCTCATTCGAATTGCCATCGCTCATATGCAGTAGGTAAATCTTTTTTAACTGGCTGATATCATTCGCCTTTATAAATTCCAATAATGTTTCGATGCTCATATGCGACCGTATAACCCGATTTTTATGAGCCTCGGGAATACTTCCGTTATTCACGTTTTCTTTGATGATTTCCGTCGAATAATTGCATTCAGCCATAATGATGGATAACCGATCAAAGGTGTATTTCAAATAATAGGTGTCGGTGAAGAATAACAGTCGTTCTCCGGTTACGATACTTTCGATCAGAAACCCCAGCGGCTCCGCTGCATCGTGCTGAACATCGAACGGCAATATATTGAAAGTGCCAATTCTTTTAGTAACTCCGATATATAAAACATTCGCCCGATGCTGCTGGGATAATCCCAATATTTCCAATGTTCCTTTGCCGCTGTAAATCTCCACGCCTTTTTTCATCAGGTCCTTGGCTGCTTTGGCGTGGTCGAGGTGTTCATGGGTTATTAGGCACCCGTCAATTCTATGTAGCTGAAATTGCAGCGCTTTCTGAATCTCCCGAACAGGTACTCCGCATTCCAGCATCAGGGAGGTTTGCCCATCGCTGATGCGATAGGCGTTTCCCCGGCTGCTGCTGGCAATAATCAGTATATCCATGACTTATAGGAAACTCGGCTGGCCATAGTCTGCTTCAGCTTCGGCTTGCTCGGCTGCTAAGATCTGTTGTTTTTCTTCTTCGGATGGTTCATTTGTGGCTGGTTCTTTACTAATTTCTTCCTGTGGTTCGGGATCGGGTGCCGTAAAGTCAAGCGCCTGAACATTGGCATTTTCTTTAATTTCTTGTTTAACAGCTTCCTCTGGATCTAAAATCTGATAATCCACAATGCCGTCAACCACTTCTTCCGTGGAATAAATCCCCATAATCATGTCAGGGCAATTCAGCCGGCCAAAGAATGAAGCGGCACGGTAGCGGATCATAACCTCTGGCATGGTTTTCCATTTAGAGCCAGTCTTGCTAACCCAACCCTCGGCTCTTGCCATTTCCATGGTGATTGTCGGGCCTTTTACTTCGTGGCCGTTATAGTCTTCCGCAAAGGCATAGCAGCTCAAGTTGTCGCCTTTTCCCTCGAAACAGTATTGCAGCTCGGTTTTATATTTCTTACTGCTATTGATCATGGCGATAATGTACTGGGATGACCATGCCGGTCTACCATTGACAATGTACAGGTTTTGCATGACCATTAGGGGACTGGTTCCCAACCGGTTTGACATTTCCAGAGCGATCAGCGCATTACCGATATTGCCCTGGTAATCCTTTGGGACAATTGTGCTGCTTGATAAGGCGTTTGCCATTTTGAGGGCCAGGGAAAACTCATTACTCCCTGAGAAAATGTTTGCCCCTAAATTCACATCCTTCAATTCTCGTTTTTCTATGCTGTTTTCTGCCATTCTTCTGTACCTCCATTTATTTGTAATTCTTTGTATTTTTCATCAACTATCAGTTTAATCACTTGCAACTCTGTTTCTAATAACTGGGTGACACTTTCGGCGTTATCCACGATCAGCGGCATCTCCACGCCCCAGTGTTTGGACAGGGCATCGATAATCTCAATGCCGGCATTGATCTTGCCAGCATTATTGGCTGTACCAAATGGGATCAGCCCCTCTGCGCATGGCACCAGAACCTCGCAGCATTCCTTTAAACCGCCGTTGATCTGATCTTCAAATAACTTGAACCGGACATTTTTAAACCGGTTATTGATCGAATCTGTCAACATGGACACCTTGGCCTTGATAAACTGCTCGCACAGGAAAACATTGGCTTCTATCTTTTCATATTCAGCCGCCAGGCTTTCTTCTTGGAGCTTCAGCTCTGCGATCCGAACTTCTTGCTTTTCAGCCGTTTTATAATCTGACAACTTATCTTTTAGACCAGATACTTTTGCTTTGATATCGCCGATCTCGCTGTTTAATTTAGCAATCTGTGGGGCGATATCAGCATCCGGCGTATTGATCTTATTGGTGATTTCATTCAGTTCCGACTGCAACGCCTTGCCCATTTTCGTTTCTGAGAACGGGATCGGATCTTTGACCAATCCAAGTGCTGCCTGGTGGGCTTGTTGCAACTCTTTGAGTCCGTCGCCAGCTTTGATAAGATTTGCTTCTTCCAGTTTAAGATCATCGACCAGCTTTTCCAGAATGGCCTTGCTGCAATTTTCAGATCCTTCTTTATTAATTGCCTCAAGCTGTTTTGACTTGCTGAGATTAAAAGCTGCTTTCGCTTCTTCGATCTTTTCTGGTTGCAATTCTTGTCCGCATGTCGGGCAAATCGTTTCCCCATCCCATTGTTGTGCTGCGACTGTACGATATTTTTCCGATAATCTAACTTGCTGTTCTCGTTTATAAGCGATAGTCGATTCAATTTCGAGCACTTTTTTTCTTTGATTGGTTAAAGCAATTTCAGCATTCCGCACTAATTCAGCACTTTTCATCAACGCATCAGCCTGGTCAGATGCTTCTTTATTCTGAAGCTGCGCATACTCGGTCGACTTCTGAATGAGGCGGTTGTTGATCTCTTTTTTCTTTTCGATTAAGGCATCGTCGACCTTGCCATTTTCGAGGTTCAACTTTTGCTTTTCCAGTTCAGCAATCGCCGCTTCATGCTCGATGATTTCTTTTTCAAAGACTTTTGGATAAATATCATCAACATCAGGTTTTGCCTTGGTTGCTTCGTCAATCCGGGAAGGGATGCTTTTCAAGTCCTCGTTGATCTTGGTCATGGATGATTTTGAAATCTTCAGATAATCGTCAATGGTGATTCGACCGGATTCGCTGTTGATGATGTCCATCAGCGGGGCCAGTTCATCGCTGGATGCTATGACTTGCTCATCCGTGATATCGCCACAAACCGACAGCAATAGTTCCCGGCGGTCCGTCCACTTCAGATCAATCGGGAAATAGAATGGGTTGGTTAAAACTTTGGCCATTTCCGGGGTGCAGATCTGTTCAATCCGCTTGGCATACTCGCCAGCTTTAACCGGGATATCATTCAGGTAGTATTCTGTCGTATGGCCCGAGAAGGTACTTTTCGACGATCCTCTTTTCTTTGTCCAGATCTCCATAAACTCTTTTTTAAGCTTTAGCTGCTGGGCGCCATCTGTAAAGATTGCCGTTACACCATGGGTCAGGTTGTGGACTTCTTCGCCGTTGCCGTTTAAAGTCTTTGGCGAAAAGTTCTTCCCGCCATCGAGCGGCTTGTCATAAAGCAGCCATGTAATGGCATTGCCGATCGTGGTTTTACCCGTAGCATTATCTCCACGGACTTCAATATCCGATCCATCCGAAGTGATTTCCAGCGACTTAATGCCTTGAAAGTTTTCTAAGTTCAAAGATAGTAATTTCATAATTCCTCCTAATTTCCTACATACAACCGGGCCTTAACCCGCATCAGTGAGCGCATGGCCCGGTTTGGGCTCGTTGGCCAGCAATAGCAGCAAACGAAACTGTTTACATCGACCGGTTGGTCCACATCAAATATCATCCCGCATACTGTGCATTGTCTTTCGTGCATTTTTTAATCCTCCGTTTATTCTTGAACCCATCCGGATTCAGCTAAATCAAAAGTTTTTCCGCAGTTATCGCATCTAAATTGAGCGTCAAGATTGTCTTCATAGTCCGCATCAACTATTTCATCGGAATCACAACCTGGACATATCAACTTAATTATTTTGGTCATTTTCTAATCCTCCACAAATGTTTTCCGTGCCTGCTCCAGGCATCGAATCTCAGACTGGACGCCTTTTAGCCAGCCCTTCCAAAATCCGCCAACCACATACCATTTATCTGTCACTTTTTTCAAAACTGACTCCTGGCCGAGTAGGACGGCTATTCGTAACTCAACTTCCTTCTGATCCATGGTCCTTCACCGTTACGCCGCCGCTTCCAGCACCTTTTCTTTGAGTTTTTCGAGATATCTGACGCATTTAATCAGCTTGGCCACATCGGTATCACTGATGTATGCATCGAGGACATAGTCTGGTTTTTTACCATAATCCATGCCGTTATAGTAAACATTGACCATCAGGCCGGTTACATGTCCGGCAAAATGAATCATCACGCATGGCTTTCTGCCGATAGCGAACCGGTCTTCTTCAACCCCGTTGATTTCAATGCTGAGTCGCATGATCTCTTGAACTGCTTCTAATTTGTCCATATCGAATCTCCTTTGTTAATCTCTTGATTTATGCTGACTGCTGTGATAGAATTTTTGTATAGTAATTTCATATGTTTTTTAGAAGGCGCCTGTTCCCGCAGGTGTCTTTCTTTTTGTCTAAGCACTTTTGTCTTCCTTTGCCTGTTCTCGCCTTTTCTGTTCTGCCATTGCTGTTAAGTTCCGGGTAACCGGGGTTGTAAATATCCCGATATCGAATGGTTTGTGGAATTCTTCCATTAATTGAGACTGAGTATAAATTCCAAATTCAGCCAGAGTTTCTTTTTGTATCTCGCTGCACCGCAACTCATCTCCATGCGGCAAAGATTGTTTCGTTTTCGGCATGTATTGGTCTCCTTTCATTCATGATTAAGTGTTTTTTAGGTTGCATTTTTTTTGTTATCTTTTGAGGAATTACCGTCTTTTCCATGGCCGATACCGCAAACTCAACGTTGGCAAAGGTGCTCTCAAGCAACTCCTTAAGAAAGGCCCCGGCGACATCAGTTTCGTGGTCTTCGATCTGATCGTCGATGATTACCCGCCGCATCTGCCGCTCCATGATTTGGACATCTTCCAGCTCCATCTGGTAGTTAATGAATGCCTCGGACAAGTTCCGGGACTTTACCCCACAAAAGATACTGCTGAAAATCTGATTCGTCTCACACAGATACATGATTCCCATATGGAATTGACGCATTTTCCGGCGTACCGGATCAGGATCGGTAATGTAGAGATCCATCATCTCCAGTACAATTTCCTCGGGCGGCATGTTTTTCCGCGAACAATTTGAGTATGTTTCGTAATTGTAAAGGGTATGAATCGATATACTTAGTGCGCTGGCCGCTTCTTCCTGGCTGATTCCGGCACGAAGTCTGAACATTTTAAGGACGTTCTTGCAATTATCTTTCATTCTTAAATTTCTCCTTTCAGGTTATAATTTTGGTGTAATCCGCTTTCCCCTCTCTGGCAATCATTTCCCCGCTTAACTCCCGGCCAGTTCCCTGATTGGCCGCTCCCAGCACTTCTTGCAGACGTCCTCTCCATTTCTTAACCGGCCGCCGTTGCAGTAGGCCGGTCTCCCCCAGGCATAACCGTGGTCATGGCCGTAGGTATGTGGGCAGCTGAACCGCATCAGCAGCTCTTTGTCTGTAACCACGGTATGCTCTGTGACGAATTCGATGATGATTTGCATGGGTCACTCCTTATTCAAATATTTCCTCAAGGATTGCCGCAATTTCGCATTCAAAAACTTCAAGTTCGTCTTCGTTAAAAGTATCCGCAAGATCAAATTGCCATCTTAAACGACTAGCTATTCTTGAAGAAATAGCGCCGATGTCATACCCTGCGACATCATAAGTGCGGTCTAGTTTTTGGATACTCCCGTCCGGATATACCGCAAACCCTCTCGCTGTTACAAGTATTTCTGTGCCGGCCTTATAAACAGTTTTCGTGTCAATTAAAGAACTGGTCGTTTCAACATCCTCTTTTAGCTCCAGCACTTGGCCGATTTTAACTTTCATGTAGTTCTCCTTTCTACTCCGCTGCAATGTCAACGCTTGGTTTAAATCGATTCATAAAATACAATTGGCCTTTTCCTGTTATTTTCGCAGTTTTTTCAACTTTTATTCTCCCATCAGAATGGGTAATGGCAGTCTCCTTAATCTCAAACAGCCCCATCTCAATGCTTTTCTGAGTTGGTAGATTGTAGTCCGAACCTTTCCTCTTGATTAAAAACCCTTGTTCACGGAGCAAAGCGTAAAATCTGTTTTGGCCGGTATTGAAACCGTTCTGTTTCAACAGCTTCGCCATTTCCCCGACAAGGATCGAATCTTCGCTTGCCGTGACAGATTCTGCAAATATTACTTTGGGCCGATCCTCAAACATTTTTGCTTCTAATTTCATTACCAGCGCCTGCTCTTCTTTAAGTCTGGTCGCCAGATTGATAATCACATCCGGGTTGAGAAGCACTTCTTCAATTTTTTCGGGCGTCATGTAGGCCCCGTGTTTGCGGATGGTTGGGAGGACTTCATCGAATACCCAGCTTTCGAATCGCTCTGTCGAAGGGAGCTCGCTATTGGTAATGAGTCTATACATATCTCCCTCCGGAATCACGTTGACTATTAAAGTCTTGCTTTCGCTTTGAGGATGGGGTATGTGGTGTTTTGCCACCCACCTGCAATGTTGCTTAATCGCATTGGTAGTGTCTTTGTATCCCAAAGCTTTTGCAATGTCCGCCGCCACAAAATATGGCCGGCCATTCTTCTCAACCGTTCGGATGTTTCCGAATTCTGCATTTTTGAATATTTGTAAATCGTTCATGGTTATTCCTTTCTAATATTGCAACTTCCCATTATTCCTTGGAAGCTTCGCACATTTTCCCAATTCATCTGGTAGCCGTTGGTATTTATCTTTGTAAACACATTTTTCAGCCAGTTCACATTTCCAACATTCGCATTTTTGGTCTTTGTTTTCGTATTGCATTTTTGGTTCTCCTTTTCGGTTTTGTTTCATTAGTAAACATAATCTGAAACTTATGTTTCTTTACGCAACATTTTTATTTAAAAAAATATCGTCGTCATAATAATCTAGTGCTTTTTTTATTTTCATCGCAACCTGCAAAGACGGCGTTTTTACACCAAGCTCAATGTTGGTATAGAAAGATCTATCAATCCCGACCATGTCAGCCAATTCTTGTTGTGTAAGCCCTTTTGAAGTTCTAATCTCTCTTAGTTTCACTCTCAATATTTCACCCCCTTAATTCGTTCGTTTTTGTATTATGGTGTTATTATAGTTTCTTTTCGAAACATTGTCAATACTTATTTTGATATTTTGTTTTTTATTGAAACATTAGTTACTTATAGAAACATATTTGTGTATAATACACTTGAAAGGATGGTCGATATGTTAAATTTTGGAAACAGATTAAAGCAACTCAGAAACTCAAAACAGCTAACCCAACAAGACCTTGCAACCCTGATGGGTTTAAGCCGTGCGACTATCGCTGGCTATGAGTCTACTGGAAAACAGCCAGATCAAGAAAAAACGCTATGGTTGGCCGACTATTTTAATGTATCCACTGACTACCTTCTAGGCCGCACCGACGACCCCATCCCGGTCCGCAACCTGGACCAAGATCTTTACGACGAACATGATTACGCAAAAGAACTGGAAGCACTGCTGGACGACGAACCGCTTCGAACAGAATTTCAGGATTACGACGAATGGTCCGAAGAAGAAAAAAGAAATCTTTTGAACTTCATCAAAGGGCAAAAGGCACTTAAAAAAATAAATGAAGAAAAATAACAGGCTTATTAAAGTCTGTTTTTTTATAGGAGGGAATTAATGACAAACGAACTATTTGAACATTTGCTAAACCTCTCTAAACAATTTGATGATGTCACATTAAAATTACCAACCGTTGGCGAAGCGAAAATTCTTCATGCTACCAGCTGCTGTCTCACTGAAAAATTCATTATCGACACCGATCGCCGGGGCAAAATAGAACTTAAAAAAACTAAACTCCAAAACAGACATTCAACGAAACAACCTCTATTGAGGATTGAGATTGACTGCCCTCCCCATACAAACCCTGACTATAGCGAAACATCCAGAAACCACATTCATATTTATAGAGAAGGATACGATCTTAGGTGGGCATATGACTTGGAAACATTCCATGATGTGTTTTTTAAAAATATAAATACATTTGATGCGGTTTTTGTTGATTTTTGTAAGCTTTGTAATATACAATTAGAAGAAACGAAAGAAATGCAGAGTGTATTGTAAAATGAAAACACAACCGCAAAATGACTACAAGCAAATATATATCGACTGGTTGACTAAAAAGATAAACCAGGTTGAAATAACAGAAAATATACAGCGGATAACTCTGCCCTTTTTAGACCATAACAATGACCATATTGAATTTTATATAATCAACGAAGGGCTAAATAAATTCACAATCACCGATGACGGATCAACAATCAATGAACTTGAGCTGTCTAATGTGGACGTTTTTAGCAGCCCCCGAAGAAAAGCAATTTTGACAAAAATTATCAATGCCCATGGAGTAGAACTGTTTAATAATAATGAGTTGCGTGTACATTGTACCATGGACAACTTGCCTCATAAAAAACATATGCTTGCCCAGTGCATCATGAAAATTAGTGACATGTATTATCTGTCCAGGGCAACAGTCCAGTCATTATTCTTAGAGGATGTTAAAACGTTCCTTCTCGATAATGATATCCAGTTTACCCAAGATGTTTCATTTGTTGGGAAAAGTAAACTGACAACACATTATGATTTTGTAATTGGCCAGACAAAGCGCCGCCCTGAACGTGTTATTACTACTATAAACAATCTTGATATCAATATTGTCAGAAATATCCTTTTTAGTTGGAACGATACCAAAGAAGTTAGACATGATGCCATGGAGATTTATACTTTCATTCAAGATGCGGATAAAAAAATAAACATGGATCACTTATCAGCATTAAATGAATATGACGTCAAGCCGGTTTTATGGTCCGAAAAAGAAAAATATATTGGTGAATTAGCAGCCTAAAAAGACAACGCTCGCATGGTGAGTATTGTCTTTTTTTTACATATGTCAAACTTTCGATGAACTTTAATAAATCATGATGATTTCATCTAAAATTTGCACGTTCTATCGATTTACAGGGACTAAGCAATCAGTATATACTTTAACTAAACTAATTAGGAGGAGTAACAGAAGATGGATGAAAATGTAAAAGTTCCTTGGTGGCAAAAAACGTGGGTAGTTGTTCTCGCTTGTATCTTCATTCCACCAGCAGGGATCGCGCTGTTGTGGGTCGGGCAAAAGGGTGGCATGGTCATGAGGGTTGTCTTGACGGTTATACTGGGTTTCTACTCACTTGCGTGGTTTGGTGGAATCGTCGGTGGGAGCGCGTCAAGCGATAACGAACCAGTCGCAAAGACGGAAGTTGTTGCCGAAGATAAAGTTGCAACTGAAACTGTCGCCGAGGAAAAGAAACCGGCCGCACAAGAAGTAGTGGCGCCAGATACCGCCACCTCTAAAAATGCTGAAATTATTACGATTAATAACCTTTCGGAAAATCTAAAAGCTACCATCGGCGAAATGGGGACAAAGACTTACGGGGTAACAACCGGCGGTGGATTTAGTGTTATGAGCATAACTAGACGCGACACCCTCACCATAGGAGATAATAATTTTGCTAACTGCATTGATTTTCAGGTTTATTCAACTGTTGATTCTGTCAAGAAATTTGCAGAAAAAGATGCATTTTTTAGAGTGTTCGACTCTAAAGGAAACGAAAACACGGATATAACAACTCGCGTTGGGGCTAATGGCGACAACGTTTCTGTAATTATAGAATCAAGCCAACCGCTATCAGATTCTAAATTTATTGTTATTGGCCCCTTCAACCCTGAATACAATAATGGCAACAGGCAAGTGATATTCGAAGTGCAGTAAATTGGTCTGTTTATGTGTTTGTATTATTTATTATTTAACATCTGCTAAAAATAACCATATTTTACCCGGGGAGATCTCACTCCCCGGCTTCTTTTAAATATTTTTCAGCAATAATTTACTCTTATTCATCTCCAAATCTTATCGTTTATCTGCTACAATAAAAGAACACACGTTCTATTTTTCATTGCATTGATAAACGGAGGTTCAACATTGTATAAAATGACACAGAAACATGTAATCAAAACACTAAACAAATATCCTATTTTGACACTGCCGGTCCCAATTCACGCCATAGAAGAAATCATTACCGATAAAGGTTACTCCCTTATAAATTGCTCGGATATCAATAGGCCATGCATTTTTAGAAAAGAGCTTATTTTGCCACGTTTTGAAACAATCTCAGATCAAAGATTTGCCTTGGCGCATGAGCTTGGCCATATTGTTTCCCACGGGCGACAAAAGACCGCAATCGATACCCCTGGAAAGCACGAAGCCTCAGCGGACGCTTTTGCGCTCTATTTCACCATGCCCCCATACTTATTTGAGAAAGATATTAAACGATTGAATGAGTGGGATTTAGCGGAAAAATATGGCATGCCAGTAGAGCAAGTGCTTAACCGCGCGAAGCTGTGTGGCCATTACCAATACCAGTAAAAGAAGGTGTTCTCATGTCCAATAAAAAAGCAGCACTATATATCCGAGTATCCACAGTCATGCAGGCAGATCGAGACAGCCTGCCCCTACAGCGGAGCGATCTGGCCAACTATGCTAAACTCGTACTTAATGTTGATGATTACGAGATCTTTGAAGATGCTGGCTTCTCTGCCAAAAATACCGATCGGCCCAAATACCAGGAAATGATGACCCGGGTCCGAAACCGTGAGTTCTCTCACATCTTGGTCTGGAAGATCGATCGAATCAGCCGGAATCTGATTGATTTTTGCGAAATGTACGAGGAAATCAAAAAATACGACACCGCCTTTATTTCCAAGAACGAACAGTTCGATACTTCCAGTGCCATGGGTGAAGCCATGCTCAAGATTATCCTGGTGTTTGCAGAGCTGGAAAGAAAGTTAACCGGGGAAAGGGTCTTGTCGGTTATGATTGATCGGGCTTCGAAAGGCATGTGGAATGGCGGTTTCGCCCCTTACGGCTATGAATTTAAAGAAGGCGATATATTCCCGTCCATTCACCCTGAAGAATCGGTATTAGTGCGCTATATCTTTGACCTCTATGAAGATATTGAGTCGTCGGTAGCAGTGGCGAGAAAACTTCACGAAAGTGGCCATCTTACCAGAAATGGCAATATCTGGGGATGTGAAGCGGTTTATCGTATCTTGAGAAATCCTTTTTACATCGGCACATATCGTTATAACTACCGCAAAGGCTCAGATGCGCCACGCAAAAGAAAAGATTCCGGTGAATGGATCGTTGTTGAAGATAACCATCCCGGGATTATCGATAAAGAGCAGTTTGACCGTGTTCAAGAAATTATGAAAGCAAACCACCGAGGCGGCAGCCAGGCCCATCGCAAAAGTTCAGGCAAGCATATCTTTTCAGGTATGGTATTTTGCGATATATGTGACGGCAGGTATACCCCCGGGAAGGGGCCAAAGCGAAAAGACGGGCTTGAACTGTCGCGGTACAGCTGCGTTGGGTATAACAGCGGAAAAGCTTGCAACGGTTCCCTCAGTGATATTATCTTAATTCCGTTTCTGTTTGAGTATCTATCAAATTATTTTAAACTTGCCGATCGTATGACGAGTGGGATGAAAAATAAAACAATTGAGAAAATATTGCTTAAAGGTGATTCATTTGCGTTTGTTACCGGCATCGACGTTGACACAATTGAGGACATCCGTTATTACCTAACAAGTGACTCACTGGCTAAGAGTTGCGATTTGATTGAACTTGAGGTTTTTGAACCCAAGACAGCCCCAATTAAACCGCCAGATGCGTTTGATAGCGAGATAAAGAAATATCAAACCGCGGTATCCAGACTGGAAGAACTTTATCTGTTTTCAAGTGAGTCAATGACTCAGAGCGATTTCGTAATCAAGAAATCGAAACTACAAGACAAAATAGCCGAGTTGGAGAAAAATAAAGAATTGGCAATTGAAGAGTCCCCATTGGACGACAGGATGGACCAAAGCGACTTTATCGCCGGAACGGTTATTTTTAAGAAATTGATGGAAGGCTTAGGGGCATCGTATAGCTATTCCGATATAATGCATAGAATTGGGAAAGATGCTCTAAAAAGCGTTTTCCCTAATCTCATATCGAAAATCTACATTCGCGACAGCGTCCCGGTTAAAATTGTGTTCAAGAATGGATTGATCCATAGATTCACATGGGAGCCAGGTAAACGAAAGGTTAAGTCAAAGATTGAATTATTTTTAAAGAAATATGCTGATGACATTAATTCTGTCTTTAAAAGCAATGGCTCTATAACCCATCGTGACTTTAGGGAAATGGGCAACCTAAGCAAATCTCAATCTGCTCAAATTGTCCGGGCACTGGTCAATAGAAATGTCATCGAGCAAGCGCCAGAGATGGGAAAAGGCTGTTATAAATTAGTTTCTGAAAACATCTTTGATCGGCATGGCAATGCGTGA